AACCGGTTCCTGACTGTCTTGTCCGTCACGCCCATGTACTCGGCCAGAGCGCTCACTGTGACCTTCCCGTCTATGCCGCAGGCTTCAAAGGCGAGTGCAATAGAGTCTTTTCGCTCCTTGGCTTTGGCCTCTTTCGGCTTCCGTTTCTGCATGGCCCTTTGCCACCCCGGCACCTCCCCCTCCGGGTCGATGTCGGCCAGGACGCCGCTGTCATCTCCGCGGTGAATGGGGTAATCGAACCAGAGGTTGACCGGGGGAAACTTGGGAAACTCCCGCAGGGTTCCCTCAATGCGCCACGCTGTCAGGCTCTCAGCGGCCCGTCTTGCGGCCTCCGCAGCCTTTGCCGCGTCTTCATATTGCCGGCCGCTTAAAAGGCTCCTGGCCGCCTCCAGCGCGGCCTTCTCGGTGCAAAGGTCATCCTGGGACGCCTCCTCCAGCTTACCCGCCCGCTGGAGGGTGGCAGCAACGGCGTGGCCGACCGCTTTGTTGACCTCCTGCTTGCGGAGCTCTTCGCTGACCGGCAGTTCAATCAGGTCCAGGAGCGCGTCCGGGTCGCGGGCGAATACCCCCGACCCGCTGGCCCGGTCCATGGAACGCTTGCCTCCCTGGCTGCCCTTGGAATGGTGGTGGCAGTAGATCACGGCGCAGCCCAGCTCAGTACACACCTTGTCGAACTGGTTGCAGAAGTTCGCCATCTGGTCGGCGCTGTTCTCGTCGCCGGTGATGACCTTATAGATGGGGTCAATGACAATGGCAATGTAATCCTTTTTCTTCGCCCGGCGGATCAGCTTTGGCGCCAGCTTGTCCATTGGCACAGAGCGGCCCCGGAGGTTCCAGACGTCAATCTTGTCCAGGTTCTGGGGCGTGCGCCCCAGGGCCGCATACACATCCTTGAAGCGGTGGAGGCAGGAGGGCCGGTCCAGTTCCAGGTTGACGTAGAGCACCCGCCCCTGGGTACAGGAGAAGCCCAGCCACGGGCCTCCCTCGGCGATGGCGCAGCACAGCTCAATGAGGGAGTAGCTTTTGCCGGCCTTGCTCGGCCCGGCCAGGAGCATTTTATGGCCCTGCCGGAGGACGCCGGCAATCAAGGGCGGCGCCAGCTCGGGCAGGTTGTCCCAAACTGCTGCCATGCTCTCAGGGTCTGGCATATCATCGGTGACGCTGTCCATCCAGTCCCGCCACTCGCTCCAGGATGCTTTCCCGATGTTGGACGACAAAAGGAACTGCTTTTTGCCCCTTCGCATAACGCCGGGGAGCCGGGACAGCCGGGAGGGGTTGCGGTTCTGCCGGTCTACCTTCAGGCCGTTCTTCTCACACACCGCATAGAGGTAGTCCACGCGGGAGCGGTATTCCTCAAAGGAGCCGGCCTCAATCCGCACAATGGCATGGAGGCTCTTGCCGCCGGAGGAAACCAGGGCGGCCACCGGCAACTCCAGCTCCCGGATCATGGCGTGCTGCTCCTCCAGGTTCATCTCATCGGATTCCACCAGTGCGTACCGGAAAGCGGTCACATTCTCGTTTTTTACGCCCTTGCCATCCAGAGGGTTAAAGCGAATCCACGCTCCCACGTCAGGGTCACTGTCGCCCAACACTGCCCCGATGTCGTCTTTGCATGTGCGCAGGGCGTCAATCAACTGGCCGGCGGTCCGGTCATAATTTCCCTTGGATGGCACCTGCCGTCCGTCTTCCCCTTTGAAGGTCTCAGTCACATACCCGACGTATTCGGATGGGTCAAAGAGAACCGTCAAATAAGTAATGAGGTCTTTCGCGGGATGCCAGTCTGTGGGCTCCTGGACCTCTTTGCCCTCCAGCCATGCGCGGTCCACGATGGTGCCGCCGCCGTCCCTGGTGTTGATGGTGTCCTCCCAATCCAACATGTGGCCGGGGGCGCTCTCCTGAGTGGGCCGCCAGCCGTGGTCCAGGGCCATCTTGAATACCGTGCCGGCGGCCACAGGTGTACCGCCGGACGCGCCGTGAAAGGTTTCCCACTTCCGCAGGCACTCGCCCGCATGATAGCGCGCCGGGTCGCGGCGGCTCCAATCTTCCCAGAAGGAGGCCTCCTTCAGCCCCATACCCACAGTCAGCCACTCCTGGTAATTCAGGCCGGCCGGGTCAATATGTTCCAATGCCTCCAGGGGATCCAGCCCCTTGCCGATACTATCCATACTATCCTCCCATGCTCACCGGGACATAGGCCGACGGGGTTACGCCGGCTGGGATCTTCCACCCCTGGGACGCGATGCGGTCAATCATGTTCCTGGCCTCCTCAAACTGCCATTGTCCCACATGCTGAAACCCCTTGCCCTCCAGGAACCGGATCTGTTTCGGGGTGGTAAGCCCCTCCGAGCGCCGTTTCGCCAGGCGGTCCAGGAGCAGGGACGCTTTCCCGGCGCACTCGATTTCGTCCGGACGGATCCCCCACTTTTCCAGGCTCTGCACCTGCTTATCAGACGGCGGGGACATCTCCCATCCAAACGACGGGACATATCCGGCGAGGTCTTCGGCCTGGATACTCATCTCAAATTGCAGGGGATCCACCAGCTTCCGCTTGCGGCTCCTCATCTCCGCCAGCTGCTTCGCAAGGGCCTCTTCCCGCTGGGCTACCACGTCGGACTCGGCCCTCTCCTCGGCCTCCTCAATGTCTACGGGGCAGCCGGCGGCGTCCTCCAGGGCCTCCGTCATCCGCTGTGCGACCTCCGGGCTCTCGCAGATCAGGCTCGCCGGGTGGCACAGCTCATGGCGCTCCGTGTGCCACAGGAAATCCAGCAGGAGCAGGTGGTCCTTCCCCGGGGCTATCCTGGTCCCCCGCCCCACCATCTGGCAGTACAGGGAGCGTATTTTGGTAGGCCGCAGGACAACCACACAGTCAACCGAAGGGCAGTCCCATCCCTCTGTCAGCAGCATGGAGTTGCAGAGCACGTTGTACTTCCCGTCGTTGAAGTCCCGAAGGACTTCCGCACGGTCTTCACTGCTGCCGTTGACCTCGGCGGCCCGGAACCCCTCCTGCTCCAGGATGTCCCGGAACTTTTTAGAAGTCCGCACCAGGGGGAGGAACACCACGGTCTTGCGCTGGGCGCAATAGGTACGCATTTCCCTGGCGATCTGGTGGAGATAGGGGTCGAGCGCGGTGTCAAGGTCGCTGTTTTTGAAGTCCCCTGCCTGAATTCCCACGCCGGTCAGATCCAGCTTCAGCGGGATAGTTACCGCCTTGATGGGGCTCAAATAGCCCTCTTTGATGGCGCGCGGCAGGGAGTATTCATAAGCCAGATGCTCAAAATACTGGCCCAGATTACGCATATCCCCACGGTCAGGGGTTGCGGTTACCCCCAGGACCTTTGCCGCGGGGAAATGTTCCAGAACCCTCTGGTAGCTGTCAGCCAGGACATGGTGGGCTTCATCCACCACTATCACGTTGAAAAAATCGGTGGGGAACTGCTGGAGGCGCTTCTCCCGCATGAGAGTCTGCACGGATCCGACGGTCACCCGGTACCAGCTGTCCAGGCAGGACTCCTCCGCCTTTTCTACCGCGCAGCGCAGCCCTGTGGCGGTCAGCAGCTTGTCTGCCGCCTGTTCCAGCAGTTCGCCCCGGTGGGCCAGGATCAGGCACCGCCCGCCCTGGCGCACCATGTCCTCCACAATCTTACAGAACACGATTGTCTTCCCGCACCCGGTGGGCAGAACCAGGAGCGTTTTATGAAAGCCATCCGACCAGTCCTGCTCGACTGCCGCCCTGGCCTCCTGTTGGTATGGCCGGAGTTCCATCAGAACCTACCGGCATCCCAGGAGGCGGCCGCCCCCGCGCCCTGCCCAGGCGCCGGCTGGCTGTCCACCTGCTTTTCCGAGATGTCCGGGGCCTCCTCCGGGTCATAAAATTCTGTGATCTCATTCCCTTCATGTTCCTTGCCGTCGTTGCCCATCCATTTGCGTGTCCCCACATGGCAGGTGCCGATGGCACCCGGCACAAGGCTCCAGTTCATCCGGATCGCCTCACCGTGGCGGCGCTGGCCAATCGCGGTGAAGAACTGGCACAGCTTCCACTCGAAGCGGCTGAACAGGAACAGGTTCGTTTGGACGGTTCCGCTGTGAGCGCCGTCATTCACTGAGAGCGTCAGGATCGCCTTGTTGCAGGGCGGGATCTTTTCACTGCCGCTATGCCGGCCCCGCTCAAATTTCTCCACACGGAAGCGGTAGTCACCCTCCGGCAAGACCTCAAATGGGGTGCTGTCATTTTGGATTTCGTCATCCCAGCCAAATTCACGGAAAGAAGAGTCATATTCGCTCATTTTCTCAAGCTCCTTTTAGATTTGATAAGTAAGGGGAAATGCCGGCTCCGGCACTCCCCCTGCAATGTGAAGTTAAAACGGCAGGGGCGCCCGGTTCTTTTCGATCCATTCGTAGACCTGCCCCCAGGCCCCGATCAGCACCCCTTTGATAAAACCATCGGGATAATCCTCTATGGGCATATCCTCGGGGAAATACCCCTTCGCGGCGACCGCGGCCTTGACCTCATAGTCCAATACACCTCCCTGTTCCATCAAATCCTGTAAGGCTTTCAGGGTTGACGTTTTCGCCTTGAGCTCCTGTGCGTTGTCCGTTTGGGGCGCTGGCTGTTCCGGTGCCGTGGGAGAGGTGTCCGCGGGGTTGGGCGCAGCTTCCGCAGGCGGAGCGGGTGCGGGAGCCGGGGCAGTGGTGGGGGCGGAGACAGCGGCCGCGTCAAAATATGGAGCCAATGGAGCAAACTCCAAAGGCAGCTCCTCTGGAAGGCCCAGCCGGTTCTTTGCGTCCCAGCAGGGATGATGGGTTGTGAACATGACGCGCCGGCCGCCCTGGGGCTTGAACTTCTTCCCCTTGTCGTCGACCGCTACGGACAGCGTCTTATAGTTGGCGAACAGGAGCAGGTCGGCCCACTCCTTGACCAGGGCGGCCGTCTTCTTTTGCAGCTTCAGCTCCCACCGGTCATACGCACCCATCTCGTCCGGCTGTTCAAATTTCCGCATCATAGCGTGGGCCGTCAGCACCACGTGGATGCCGTTGTCCACGGCCTCCTCCAGGAGGTTCAGGAGCCGCCCGAACTCCTCGGCCACATAGACGTAGCCCTTGCCGTATCCCATGTCTTCAATCCCGGAGATGCGCTTGCTGTCACAGATACTGGTGATGCACAGCTGCTCCGTATCAATTACCAGTGTGGAGCACAAGCCAGGGTCTGCTTTGATGCAGCGGACCAGCTCCAGGAGCATGGCCCAGCTGGTGGGGCGCTCTGTCCTCTGCACGTCCATGTGCCGGGTGCTTCCCTCCGTGTCGATGAACAGGGGCCGGGGGAACTTGGCGGCAAGGGTAGATTTCCCGATCCCTTCCGGGCCGTAAATCACAACCTTCATGGCTCCGCCCAGCTTACCCGGTATAATCTTTAACTGCCTCATTTAAAACTCACCCGCTTTCCATGCCGCGGGGGCTGGGGCTGGCCCATCCCCCTCCTTCGCATATCCATCCTCGATGAGGATGCTGCACGTCCCATCCGTGGAGACTCTCGTGGCAATCCCCTGCAGGCCCTCTGCCTCCATCCAGGCCCCGAACTCCCGAAGGGTATCAGGGTCCATCTGTTCCAGCTTGTCCAGGAGGACGAAGCCGCACTGTGGCTTGATGGCCCGCACGATGGCGGCGGATACCTTCAGCTGGTCGCTGCCGCTCATGCAGTCCCAGGGCTTGCCCATGTAGACAAGCTCCCCGTCCTCCACGCTCAGCCCGGGAAGGGGGAGGTTTGCCCCCAGAAGAAGGTCGCGCTTCTTCTGGCGGATGTCCTCAATTTCGGAAGTCAGGGTATCATACTGGTTTTGGTAGTCTCTGGCTTCCTCTTCAGCGCGGGCCTTTTCCTGGTTGGCGCGGACCTTGATGTTGATTGCCTCCACATTGCGGATATCGGCCTCCAGCTCCTCCGTAGATTCATCCAGAAGATCCAGAGCATCACGGCGCGCAATTTCACAGTCGCCACAAACGGCTTCATACTTCGCCTGCAGGTCATCCAGCTGCCGGCGCAGGCTGTCTCTCTGAGCCTCCATCTGCGCGGCCCGCTGCCGCTTCCGCTGGTTCTCGCCGTTCCTGGCAAGGATGTCCTGCTGCCGTTGAATCAGGTCATAGGCGGAAACCGGCTCCATTGGGGCCTCCGGGTATCCGGTGATCTCTTTGGCGTGCTTGGCTTTTTGGTCGGCAATCCGGCCAATCGCCAGACGGTCGTTGTAAAGGGAGTTCTCTTTCCGCTCCAACTCTATGAGCTGATCCTCTACACCGATAACTTCCAGCAAGATTCCGGCCTTTTCCTTCGCACTTGCCTGCATGAATTTAGGCAGATCGAGCGCGAGCTGTTCCACAAATTCATTGAGCAGCTGCTGGCCGGCACGCCGCCCTTCCGTGTCCGTGACCTTTAGGTCGCTGTTCTTCCCTGTGCGCTCCACGACAAGACCGTTGGATAGCTTGACGCAAAGACGGGGCGGAATGGCTGAGCCTTCCCGTACCGCCCGGGATGGGCGGTGGCGGTCCCCGCCCAGCGCCCAGGCGATCGCGTCCAGGACAGAGGTCTTCCCCTGGTTGTTCCGGCCGCCGATCACCGTAAGCCCGTTCTGTGTGGGGGTGATAGCGCATGCCCGGATGCGCTTCACATTCTCCAGCTCCAAGCTGGTGATTTTGACTGGTTCTGTTACAGGATTCATGATGCTTCCTTTCTCAGCAGTTGAACATTGTAGAAACTGGCAGCGGCTTGGAAGCCTCGCAGTGTCAGGGCCCCCATCGTGTAGTCTCCAACACCGTACCCATTGAAGAAGAATCCGGGCCTGCTGGTACCCATCCTGCGGGCGTGCTCTACGGCGTCTCTACCAAACAGCGCCGCGGCCCGGAAAGCTGGTACGCAGTTTTCCGTCCCCATCAGTACGGCCTCCTGCTCAAACAGGCCCTTGACCTGCTCCTTGTTCAAAGGGTGGTTCATGCTCTCACCCCCTGGTACGGCCCTACATCACCGTGAATGGTTGGCGCTGTGCCCAGCTCCTCGGGAAACTCCTCGGGGTTCCTCTGCCACAGGAGCCGCCCATCCTGGTCGTAGGAGGCCACAATTACGCCGAAGATACGCTTTGCCACCATGCCGCAGTTCAGGCGCAGCTTGCCGCCTTCCCACATTGACTTATATCG